GTTTGAATTGGCTGGTTGGTTATTTCCTGCCTCAATTACATCTGTGGCAGTCATACTATCAATTCTAACATTACCATCTTCATCCACATAAATCTTACCCACATAACTTCCAGGATTTATTTGAACACTAGTTGTACCAGAATGTCCAGTGGTTAAAGTGAGCTTTCCGGTTCCAGTAAGATTTCTAACATAAATATTATAATTCTTTGAACCTGTCTTTTCATTATCCAGATACAATGTAAATGTGCTTCCTGCCCCTACATTACCTGAAAAACCTAATGTGTTATAAACAACGTCACCGCTTGATTGTGCCGTATCTGTCGGGATTGTATACCACCTTACAGAATTAGTTGTTTCTGTTTTATTGCTTGCTTTCTGTATCTGCTTCAAAATCAACTGCAACTGTTTGTTCAAATCTGGTTGTGGTTTTCCAAAACTGAATGCCAGATTGTAATTACCCCAAGCCCAATGCTCCGTAACTGATAAAATCTGAACAACCGCAGACTTGCCTGAAAAAGCTATTGTGATAATATCTCCAACGTTATATTCTTTTCCGTACTCATAAGGACATTTTGCCAAACCCTGCCCTGAAACCTGTAATGTCTGTCCGTACTGATTAAGCATAGAAAGTGCTTCGGCTTCATACTCGCTTTCAGTTGTCATATTTGATTGATTGTCGTACGCTTCAAATCTGTCTAAACCCGCAGGGCTTTCACCTTCAATTGCACTTTCCCCTTCGTACAAATCACGGTCTGCCCCTGTTCCTTTTCCGCCCACATAAATTGTATTTGCAAACGCTTCCGCAGAATCTGTGAATTCGCCATTGCTTAAACTTTCATAATTAGTGTCAAATCTTACTGTTGTATGCCTATCAACACCCGAATAGAATTCAAGAGTTAAAGAACCGCTAAAATTCAACCGCCACCCGATTTCGCTTTGTGTCGCAATAGTTACTAAAACTTCATAAAGATTTGTAAAGCTTTCCGCAACAGAATATTCCGCCCCGATAGCATCTGCTACATCTGGAATAACATTTGTTATTGGCAACTGTCTTTTTGTTTCTGCACCGCTTCCGCATTGGTCTTTGATAAGGTTACGCATTACAATTTCGCCCTTTGCGGTCATACTCCAATTTTCAACGTTGTTTAAGTTTTTAATAACCCTTCGTTTGAAAATATATCTTGCGTCATATCCTGTTATTACTCGGATTTGTGAGCCTTTTCCATCTTCGCCAATGCTGTCTGTAATATTAAGGATTTCCCCGAAAGCATAAGGGTCGTTTCCAAACTGAATCCATAAACCCCGTTCAAATAACAACGCATTCGGAATGTTATAATTAATAGTTATAGAGAATTGCCCCGCTTGAAATCTGTTATTTTCAAAACTGCATTCTGCAAAATCGTCAATAATTGCTTGCAGGACAAAAGCGGAATCTTCATATTTGTATAACTTAATCTGTGGCTTTTCCTTATAACTCATTTTCTTCTTCTCCTATTTCGTTGAATCCTTTGAAGAATGTATATGCAACAAAACCTGTAATGCAGATAGATATAATAATTAAACTCAATCCGATAATAATTCGCATTTTATACCCCGATATATTTCTGTTTGAAAGATAATACACAAACAAAATCACCACTTTCTTTATTTAATCTTAAAGTATTATCACCAATTTCTAATTTAAAATTCATATTGCTATCTTCTGATATTTTATCAATAGCGTTTGTATAATTTAATTTTACGGCATTTATAATAAGTCCATAGGCACCAAATACAAAAACAGAATTGCACTCTTGTATCGGTTTTATGTCATTTGCGTTTAAAATCGCTTCATTCTCTATTAATAAAGATAAATCATTTATATCAATTCCACTATAGACTTTTTTTTCTTCTGTCCACGGGTCATTTTTTATTGCATAAAATTTATTATCCATATTGCTATATTGCAGACATTTGAATTTAAAATCTTCTCTATAAGTCCAATTTATCAAATCTGTTATATAACTTTTTGTACCTAATACATAATATAATTTTTCCATACTGTTATAAGTAATATCGTAAAAATCCCCGTCTGCCGAATTATTTTTAATAACAGTCCAATCTATGCCATTTGTGCTTTTGGCAATTTTTCCACTTTTACCAATAATTATAAAATTATGATTGTCAAGGCATACAAGTTTATTAATGTCATCCCACCCGAATCCGCTTAAACCTGTTGTATTATATGTCTGCCAATTTAAACCGTTTTCTGTAATCTTACATTTAAAACCGTTATTGTAAGTAATTGCAATTAATATATTGTCTGCTTCTCTATAAGTTCTTAATATGCCGACATTTTCACTGTTCAAAATCCAATCATCACCATTAGTGCTATAATGGTTACTTGTAATAAACTTATTTATATTTCCTTTGTAATATTCTACTTTTTTGCCAATATTTTCACTTCTATACTTCCAACCCGTATCACCTTGATTAATAAAATATCCGCCACTTTCAATACTAGCAATATATATATTATCTTTTTTGGAATATGCTAACGCATTAATCTCACTACCGTTATCTGGAATAAAAGAAATTAAATCAAAGTGTGAAAAATTAATAGATGTTTTTAATAAGCTTTGATTTCCTAATAAATAATAAAGTCCTTGAAAGTTGCTATAATTAATTTTTAAAACCTCTGCTTCTGTTTGTGTCAAAAGATTGAAATTAATGCCGTCTAAACATTCATATATTTTATCACCATTTATAAGTAATAACCTATTCTCATCAGCATATAAAAAGCAAGAGTCTAGCCAAGTTGTAATAGGGGTGACACAATCTACATAAGATACAAAATCTAATGTTTTTTTAACCCCCTCATCAATTTTATAATAACAATTATATTTTGTTGAATATACAAGGCTTTTCCCAACGCTAGAAACTATAGAAAAATTGACAAAATCTGTTGTGCTTACAGAATTCCACGAAGAATTAATTATATATTCAGTGCCATTATAAGTAATAGAATTAAAATTTGCGCTTTCGTCTTGATAAGCAACACTCCAATCGACTCCGTTTTCGCTTTTAAATATTTTAAACCTGCTGATAGCAATAAACAATCCTAATGAAGCATAATATTTTACAATCCTTAAAACTTGTCCGTTTGTGATTGTCTGTACATTCCAATCTTTTAGATTGCTACTTGTATAAATAAAAGAGTTAGGTTCAACTCCCCCAACCGCCACAAACAAATCTTTTTCTTCGCTATATACAATATCTCTTAAAAACCCTTCTTCCTGTTCATTAATACACATTTCCCAATTATAAAGGTTTTTGCTTTTTTGTATTATTGTGTAATTGTAACCTGTCCCATTTTCTGAACCAATAAGAACATAAACATTGTGCTTTCTTGAATAAATAATAGCATTATATTCATAACTTCCCATTTGTTGTAAAAATGTTGTATCATAAGTTTCTGCCTTTTTATGTCCTGCGTTTGTATCTATAAATAAGTTTTTATTTAGATTTCCATTATAACTAATCACATCGCTATTTTTTAAATTTGTAATTGTTGGATACAAGACATCATTTGCATTAAATGTCATTTTTACGTTTGCAGGAATATCTCCATTATTTTTAATTATAGGTTGTTGAGTTATATTAAAGGTTATAACTGTATCATCTATATCTTCCCAATAAGGTGAAGGGCAAGAAAAAGCAACAGACGCTTTCAATGTTCCTGCATCGTTACTGTTTTTATTTTCAAATAACGGGATTTGTGGAACGGCTTTAATCTGTCTTGATAAATAATCATTTGTATAAATTAAAGTTCCTTCCCCAAGTTTCGGGTTTAATGCAGAAATCAGTTCCCTTTTTTTCTGATAACGTAATTCAAGATTGTTTCCGTCATAAATAGCAACAGTTACTTCTATTTCTCTCTGTTCCATAAGTGCATCCAAAAACACCCCGCCATCTTCAAACGGCACCTGTTGTGTCTGGATATTTAGAGAAGTATTAGAAAGCCCCGACCAATTTGTAATTCCAAAATTGCCCGCAGTTAAATCAATTTGAATTCCCGCACCATTAATAAAAACTAACTTCTGCATTTTTTTCTATCTCCTTACATTATCCCATTAATTGCCATTTGTCTATTATAAGCCTTTAATTGTTGCATCATATTGAATGCGGTTGTGTCTTGCAGATTATTGAAAGTGATATTTTGATTGATAGTTTTGCCCATTCCAGAGAGAGCTTTATTTGTATTAGCAGCGTTGAGAACTTGTTCACCACCTCTAAACTTTACAAGCTCTGGACCCTGTTCACCAACTAAATGTAAACCTCTTGTTGCATTATTTGTACCTGTTGCGTAACCATCAAATACAGAATTGAGAATATTATCAATATTTTCGATAGTCTGATTAGCTTGTTCAAAAACCCAAGATAAATCTCTTCGAATTTCATGGAAAGTTGTTTCTGTAAATCCACCTTCAATTGCTTTTGAAATTGCGGATCCTATAGCTTCAATTTCAGCTTTCATACTTTCAGTATAAACTACTGATTGTATAAGCATCTTACGGATCCATTTCTTCATATTATCTAAGAAATCACCACCATTTAATCCTTTATTTAGACCTTCTATTAACTGACTAGCTAAATCGCCACCTAAATCGGAAATTGTTTCTCTGAAACTCTTCATGGCTTCTTCAAAAGTTGAAAGATGTTCTTCAATCTCTTCAAGAGATTCATCTATATTTTCAGTTGTTTCTTCAATAACTTCATCCAAATCTCCGAAAACGCTTGAAATTATTTCTTCAGCAGCTTGTGCTTGAGTTGAAGCCGTAGTCCAAAGGGCTTCAAGTTCAGCTCTTAACCCGCTTATAGAACCACTTCCTAAAAGAGCTGCTGAAAGTTTTGCACCCACTTCAGCAAGTTTATTCTGGAACGATTCTGTATATACAGCCAATTTGATTAGATTTTCTCTGAGAAAATCTTTCATGTTTGTAAGAAAATCCTCTTTGGTTGCTCCAGAAATAATGTTATTTACCAATGTTTCTCCAATAGTTTGACCAGATGTTCCTAAAGAATTATAAATGTCCATAATTAATTCTTGGATATTTGTTTTCTGTTCAGCTATAACTATTTGAGAGAATTTCTGTGCTTCTTCAATCTGAGTTAAAAGATTAATTACATTGCCTTGGTCATATTCAGCTTGCAATTTTGATTTTTCTTCATCGCTCAATTTAGCGTATTCTTCCAAAAGTGTATAATATCTCAATTGAGATTGATACAAATCTCTATATGACTGAATTGTTTTATTATTTTCTTTAATTTGATCTTGATACAAATTGAGAGTGTTTTCGATAATTTGTTTACTTTGTTCAAAAGCCTCTTTGCTTATATTTCCAAGAGTTTGAATTTGATTCTGCAATAAATCAAGATATTGCAATAATTCATTCATTCTTTTTCGCAAATTAGATTTAAGGATTCCTGCATAAATCTGAGTGCCGAGTTCTGGTACATATGATAAAAGCTGAGCTGCTTCCAACTCATCACGAAGGTTTTGAAGTTCTGCCAATACTCTTTCTCTTTCTGAAGCTAAATTTTCAAGTTTATTTATCATTTCACTTTGACTTTCTTCAAAAAGAGTTCTGTATTCATTTACACTCGAAATAAGATTTTTTGTTGTACCACTTACACCATTTTTAATATCTTCGAGCCTTTTAATAAATTCTTTTAAAGAGCGTCCTGACTTATCTGCGGCATCACCAATAGCTTCAATTTCATCTTCTATCGAAGAAAGATTATCAGCAACCGCTGCAGTTGTACCACTAGCTACAAAAGCGGCAGCAGCGGCAGCAGCGGCAGCAGCCGCTTCACCATAACTGTATGCCATAGCTTTTGTTACAGCTAACGCAGCCAATTGAGCACCTAATGCTGCCAAAACTTCTGATAAAGCATTAAGGGCCACTGTTGCAAAATCTTCAAATCCCTCGCCAGCTCCAACTAACTCTTCACCAAGTGATTTGAAAAGACTTGATGAAACATTTTTGAAATTCGAATAAAGGGAATCTACAACGTCAGACCAATCTTTTGCATCTTTCTCAATTTTTTCTTTAAGACTTTTAATTGAAGCTGTTATATTTTTTGAAGTTTCATCAAAGAATTTTTCCCATTTAGAGCGCATGTCGTCAATTTCAACTTCAGTTGTATTTGAAAGTTGAAGGATTGCATCTTGTGCTTCTTTCTGATATTTTTTCTTTTTTGTAGCAATTTCGTCAAGATTTTCAAGTTCAATATTTGCTGTTTTACCAGTTAATTCCTGAATTCTTTTTTCACTAGCTTCAATTTGTTTTTCAAGTTGATTTCTTTTATCATCTGATTTATTTACAAATGAATCTAAACCTTTTAATGCAGCATTTAAAGCAGTTGAAACACTTGATGGAAAAAGATGTGATGCAATTTGAGCTACTGTCAAAATTGTATGCATCTTTTCTTTGAAGTCACCAACTATGGAATCTACATAAACTTGAATGCTGTTCGCAGTTCTCATAACAATAAGTTTTGCAAATTCCCAAGCCACTTGCCAATCTGCATCTATTAAAGCCTTAATTAAACCAAAAGCATTTTGAATAAGTTTATATACGTTATTTAAAATATTATAAATATTTTGTTTCCAAGTCTCAAAAATATCACTAGAAAATTCAAGTTGAATACCTAATTTTGAAAATGTTTCTTTAATGTTGTTATAGAACATCATTAAAAATTGTTTAACTATATCCACAACATATTCTACATGAGCAACTATTCCTGCAAAATCAATTTTGTTCGTAATTTCTGCAAGTTTATTCATTCCTATAGCTGAGTTTTCAGCAAACCTATTAAATATAGGTATTAACTGATTACCTAAGGCTTCTTTTAATTCAATAGCAGCATCTTTCTGTTTATCAAAAGAACTTTGTGCAGCCTTTGCAGCACCACCATAAGTTGTATTTAACTCTGCAAGAATCATGTTTTGAGCTTTGAGAATTTCACCATTCTCAACCAAAACTTTCATTTCTTCTTTTTGCTGATCCGTAAAAGCAAATCCCTGTCGCTTTAATGAATCCAAACCTTTTATTGGATCATCAAGAGCTTTACCAACAGTTTGTACAGCACTCTTCAAATCCATACCCATAACTGTAGCCATATCAGTTATCGCATCACTTGCTTCTTTGAAAGTTTCTCCAGTTATGTTTTTGAATCCAAGAAGTACAGATTGCATATCTTGAATTTCGCCTACAGTATAATTTGTACTGTGAGCAATATCTTCAGACATTTTGACAAGTTCTTCTGAAGAAGTCCAAGCAGTCGCTCCGGTAACTTTCAATGTATTATTTAAGATATTAAGAGATTTGTTTGCTGAGTCTGCACTTTTTACACATTCTTTACCAAAATCAGTTATGGCTTTTATACTTGCACCTATACCGATAACGGAAAAAGCACTCTTGAGAAGTTTCTGAACTCCTTGAATGCTTTTACTCATCGTGTTAATTGATGACTGAGCGTTTTTTATCCCTTTTTCAAATTGAGAAGTTTGTGCACTAATTATCGCTTTCACATTAAAATCTGCATCAGCCATTTTAACCACCTTTTACATCAATTTATTTACTAGACCTTGTTCAATTGGAATATCTATTCCAGGAATTGGTCCTCTTTCTTTCTGTTCCATTTCGTCAGGGTCTTTTCCCCAAACATAACTTGCAATATAAATTGCCAAGTTTTTCTGTTTCACTTTTTCAATTTCATTCTTTTGGTCAATTAAAGCAATTATTTTTTTCGGTTCGGATTCCCAAAAGTATTCCTCACTCAAACCTAATAACAAACATTCTGTTAAAAGGTATGAGTAAGGAAATTCATTTATGCTTCCGCTTCCGGTTTTTTTTCTACACTATTATCCTGTGGCAATGAACCATAAAGAGCTTTTGTAAAAGCTTCAGTGACTTTCTGCATATCAGCCATTCCGTAATCATCAAGAATGTTATCTTCAGTTACTTCAGGATATTTATTACCATCAGAATCAGTGAATGCGGATTTATCCTTCAAACCGAGGTAAAGCAAATGAGGAATTGTCTCAAAAGGAGTTTCCTCAATCTGCTTCTGCATTTTGTCAAGATTCTGAATTCCTTTATATTCTTTTTCCAACTTTGCCCAAGCTGAAAAACCAAATTTGATTTCACGTTCTTTTCCGTGAATAAACAAAGTTACTTTTTCTGACTGTACTTTGTTAAGTTCTTTTGTTTCTTCCATTTTGTCCATCCTTATCTAAAATAGAAATTTCTCCCTAGTCGTATTTCAGACTAGGAAGAAAGTAAAAATTAAAGGTCAGCATCTGTCATTGGTGTAGCACCAATTCCAAAGTTATCCTTCAATCCAGCTGTTACAGTTACTGCTGCCGGAGCATTTGCATCTTCAGCAGGAGTGAATGTAATTGTAGGAGCAGTTGCAGTTCCACCGAATGCAATTGTACCTTCAACAAACTCACCACTTGCATCTGTAACAATAATTGTTTCACCAAGTTTTGCAGAAGCTCTTCCGAATGAAACGTTTGCACCGCCTTCCTTACTTCCTGTAAGAATTACAGTGTTGTTTGAACCACCAGCAGCTGTTACTGTAAATGCACCTGTATTCTGAGCTACAGAAATAACTGGAGCATTAAACCAGTTCTCAATAAGAGAAGCAGGCACATCAGGGTCATCAGTTCTGATTCTTGAACCAATTGTTCCACTCTTCTGTCCGTCAGGAACGAACTGTGTCTTAACGAACTGTGCTGTAAGATTCTTGTGGCCAAATGTGATAGAATCACGCTTTGTTTCTCCGCCACTTTCAGGAACAGAGAATTTACCTTTTGCATACCAAAGATATGTGTAAACTGCATCACCAGTTTCATCTGAACCAGCCATGAGAACTCTTGCACCGAATGCAAAATATGGACTCTGGTCGAGGTCAGTTTCAATAGTAACTCCGTTCACTCTTCTCTGTCCAAGCATCTTTGCTTCATTTTCCGGAGTAATATCAATCATCTCAAGAGACAATTCTGTATTACCACGGTTGTTCTGAGCGAAGAATGCACCGTCATCTGCGTAGTCTGTTTCTACGCTGGAATTAGGATTGATTGTTGCAACTACGGCACCCGGAATCGGAAACGGTGTATCATAAACGATTCCGTTTTCGTCATCGGAAAGTACCTGAGCAAGAACCAAACCACTCAAACCAATTCTTGGTCTTTCGTTCATCTTCCTATCCTCCAATTTTTAAGAATATTTATAATCAATTAAAAATTGACTTATTGAAAACCATAACTCTATGTTCAACATCAGGGTCTGTATTAGATACTTCACCATTTTGTGAACAATTCCATAAATCTTCATTCATTACTCTGGCAATTATAACACCAATTTCTGAAGTTGTAACATAACCATCCAATTTTTTAGAAAATATATGAACCTGAACTGAACATCTGCTTGCTCCTGGCATATTTTCATAATACTCATCATCACTCTGATTTTCATCCATGAAAACAATACAAGGGAAAGTTTCAAATTCATCTGGCCAAGCATTGAAAATATTTTCTTCACTAACAAGTTCGGTGATTCTTGAGTCGTTGAGAAGAGTGTTATATATAACTTTTGTATTTATCATTTTTCAACTCCTTTCAAACCTTTAGCTACTGCATTTGAAATAGACTTTCTAATCCAATCATTATTTTTTATCATAGCCGGTCTGAGCCAAGGACGTGGGGCCATTCCTTTTCCACTCCAACCACCACTTGTAGTTCCATATTCCAAATAGGCCCCATAGTCAGGGTCTTTCTGAGTTGTTCCTACAATTCCGTAAACTTCTTTGCCTTCACCGTGAACTTCATATCTGATAGATTCTCTCAAATTACCTGTATCAACTGCAGGTGGATTTCCTGGCATAGATGGGTGATGAGCCTTAGTTTTATTGTTTGTGTAATAACTTACAGCTGTATTTCTTTCAGTGTGAGCCATACTATACTGAATGTCGTCTTGAACTTTTTTACAACATAAAGCAATAGTTTTATTCAACTCACCTTCAACTTGTGGAGCAACTTTTGAGAGGTAATCTGAAAATTGGTCAAATGTTAATTCTTTCATTTTTCATTCTCCACAGGTATTAAAAGAAATTCCTTATGAAATCTCCAAACATTTACTGGCTGAATATTGTAATACTCAACTGAACCATCATCATATTCAACTTTGGCTCTGTTTCCAGAAACCATGTAATTTCCATCTTCGAGATTTATAAAACATTTTTTGGTGTTTGCAGTTTTTGAGTTTATTCCGTAAAGTTCTATTTGAGCAGAAGTTAAAACATTAGGCTGAACATCACATCTGAAGCTCTCTAAAGGATTTTCAAAATCATAAGTTTTGATTTTTGTGCCTTCTGCATTTTTAGTGGTCTTGAGGTCTGAAACATAAACTGTAGCGTTAGGAAAAAATAACATATTCAAACCCCCCTAAAGAAAAGATTTTTATACAATTACAGGGAATGCTGGCATACAGTTTCTATTCACATCCATTCTTGGACATTGTTTCATTAAATCCAAGAGCATTCTTCCGTATTTAGTTGTAGCAAGTTCGCTATCTGTTTTTGTTTGAGCAAAATTAATATCTATTCCGCCCTCATGGTAACCAGTTAAAGCTCCGCCGCCAATTGAATGAATTCCGTTTTTATCACCGGTTGTAATTTCAAACAAATGACAGGCTTTATAAGCCACTGCCTGATTGAACAGTTTTCCGAAAAAACGACTGTTCAAACTCTCACTTGCCATTTGCACAAATTGAGATAAGGATGGACTATCTGCTAAACTTGGGCAAATAGTCTGAATTATTTGAACAGTCGTCATCATACAATTTTACTCCTCTTCAGAATTGTTTTCCAAAGCAGCAATTAAATCTTCTTTCTTCATGCCCTTTGTATCAATTCCTAACTCTTCGCATTTTGCTTTGAGTTCTTTTACACTCATCTCTGAGAAATCTTCTTCAAGCACTTTTTCAAGTTCTTCTTCAGAATTATCTTCGTTATCATCATCTGAATCAATATCTTCATCATCAGTTTCTTCAGAATCTTCATTTTCATCTTCTTCATCATCGAACTCATCAAGAGACATTGGAGCTGCATTTGGAGCTTCAGGAATCTCTTCTGTTGGTTCTTCAACTTCAAGAGCTTTCATACGCTTTGTAATTGCAAGACGTACTTCCTCTTTTGTTACTTCTTTGTACCATTTTGTCAAAGTTTCAGGATTGTTACATTCTGAAACATACTTAACGGCAATATTTACTGGCATATCAACCAGATTCTTTGCTTTTCTTCCGCCTGGCTTTCCACGACCATCACCAACTTTCTGAGCAAGAATTGTAATTTCTCCACTTTCAAGCTCGGAAACAATATTTCCTCTCATGGCCTTGAATTCATCATCTGTAACTTCATTTGTTCCAGGAAGCAAATGAACCATTGTTCTTTCAAGTGTAAGTCCTTCCTTTGGAGTAAGAACTACACATTTCAAATGTTCTACCTTTGGACTAAATTTCAATAACATAATTTTCCATCCTTCTGTTATGTTTTAATAAAAATCGTTATAAACGACTGTAGGATTCGTAAAAACGGGGTGTTTTCAATAAATCAGTATAATTATACTCCTTATCGGAATACCCCGTTTTACCACGCTTTTCTTACAAATTAGATACCATCTGCGTATGCGAATGCAAGCGGATAGTAAATAATTGTACCAGCACATTCAGAGTGACAAGGAATTGTATATTCCATGCCTTCCTGCTGTGGCTCGAACTGTTCGAATGGCTGTGGGATTTCCAATGTGATATGGTCTTCGTCGAAACGACCAACCAAAGCACGGTTTGTACTTCCTGCACCAAAGTTCTTGAGTTCAGAAAGCCAATCAATACGCTTGATATATGGAGAGTTCTCAAGAATATACTTCATGAGAGTTTTCTCACCAGCTTCTCCGATGCGACGAGTAGCAATATCATTGTACTGTGCAATTGGAAGGAGAAGTGTATCAGGAACTTCACGAGCGAATGTTGGTTCCATAACAGCATTTACCATGTCGTTAATGTCACGAACAATCTGGTCAGCAGTCTTGCTTGCCCATGTCTTTGAAGAACCTGTTCCATCATTCTGAAGAGTTACTTCAGTGATTCCAGGATAGTCAAGAAGTCCGTTTGTTCCATTAATTGGGTCAGACTTCAAGGCCATCTTATTCATCTGCTCATCATGAGCACGACGAGCTGTAAGAGCACGGCGCTGGTCAAGATTCTTTCCAGCTCTCTGTGACTGACGGATTTCTGTAATAGAATATCCGTATGAATCACCGATTCCCTTTACTTTTACAGATTTTTCCTCACCGTAAACATCTACGCGAGGGAAGTCTTTTGCATAGTCAGCGATGATTTTTGCAAAGCCAACTCCACGATACTGCTGATAAGCAATTTCGTTTACACCTGAACCTGCTTCAGTTGAGATAGGAATCAAAGAAAGTCCTTTCAACTCTGCAAGTTTAGCATCGTAAGCCTTTGTTTTTACATACAAAAGTTCACGGTCAAAGAATGCCGATTCATTTGAATCAAGACGCATTGGATTATTTCCTCTAGTTTCCATTTCCGTCTCCTTTTATTCAATTGAAACAAGTGCAAGTGCGTCAGAGTCAGGACCTGCTTTAGCACCAGACTTGAATTTTCCAACCAATGTATTACCACTTGATGAAGTAGTAAACAAACCTTCTGCTGTAACATAAGCAGAAGCTTCAACTGTAGGAGTAACACCACTTGCGAGTGCTCCCCAAACGTAACCTTTTTCCATTACGTTTACAGCTTCTTTCTCTACATAGCAGCCGCGAGAATTGATGAATGCGTTCTGGTGGAATACTGCAATTCCAGCATAAATACAATCACTTGAAGCAGTTACTTTTGAAGAAGTAACATCAGAACCATCGTAAACGAGTTTAACTCCGAGGTCTGCACTGTCATCAGAAGTAACAGTGATTTTTCCTGCATCTGCTCCAGTTCCAGCAACTGCAGTAACTCCTTCAACATCATCATTGATGTCTTCAACGATTGCAGCAACATCAGTAGCAATTGTTCCTGAAGTTGTAGCTTCGATATCAACACCCTTGATTGTAAGAGTGATATCCTTGCTTGCTGTTGTGTAAGCAGAAAGGTCAATTACAGCTCTGTTGTTGTATTTACCACCAACAAGTGCAGTCTTTTCTGCATTCAAGAAAACAGCCTTTCCAAAATTAATCTTTTCACTTGCTGGAATAGAAACGATTGTTTTTGGATTCATACCGTAAAGCATACCTGCCATAGCGGCTTCATCTGACAAATTTCCGTACAGATTCATTTTATTCCTCCTTTCCGTGATTCTTCATTCTCTGAATCATTTTTTCACGGGCATCATTTTCATCAACACGTGTCTCTGGTGGAGTATCAGAGGTTGCCTGTCTGATTGCTGCATCATTCTTTTCAACCATCATTTCTACTGCACTGTCGTAGCGTGCCTGAATGTATACATCATCTTTTCCATCAAAGTTTGCCTTAGGGAACTGTGATGTGATGATTGCCTTCTTGATGTCCATGTCAGACATATCTTCTTTAACTTCAACCTTTGCTTTTTCAGCATTATGAAGAAGTTCGATTTTTGCCTTAACTGCTGCGTCAAGGTGTGTAGGGTCAGCTGCGTCAGCCTTTACTTTTTCAAGTTCAGCCTCAGCTGCATCCTTCTTTTCTTTTGCTGAATCTCTTTCAGCTTCCAATTCAGAAATACGCTTTTCAAATTCAGTTACCTTCTTTTCAAAGTCAGCAACTTTTTTGTCAAGAGATTTCTTTGTTTCGCAAGCATCGTTTTCAGCAGCATCTGCGCGTGCTTTCTCAGCATTGAGAGCTTTGATTACACTTTCTTCTGCTTCATATTCGATGCCGTCCAGTTTGATTTTCTTCAAACCCATTTTGGTACCTCCATCGATTTTTGTTACCATAATATCTTCAAGGACAGCATCTTCACTGTCCGCTCGAAGTTCTATCTTTGCGTTGTCCCCTGCTCTTGCAGAATCAACAATTGCACAATGATTATATCTGATATTTCGCTGAATAAAATCATATTCAACCCCACACCAAGTTGAGCCAGGCTCTGCCATTTCAAGGTCACAAGTATAACCCATTGAAAGAGCCTGTTTGCCATTAAGAACAGCATCAATTGCATCTTTCTTGGTAATCACCATATCAATAGCACAATTTATTCCGTCTGTAACTTCTTCCCAATTTCTACTTCGTTCCCATTCTTTTGTCCAAGAAGGATTGTCACCAAGACTTCCAACCTGAAGTTTGTCTGCATTGTCAGATGTTACAAGTTCTGTTGGGTGATTCAATGTAACAGGTTTCAACTTCATAGAATTGAGAGTTGAAGTGCTGAAAACTTCTTCAGGAAGGCGAAGCTCTCTCTGAATTGTTCCGTCTGCTCTCTTGTAAGTGAAAACACCAATTGATGTTACAATTGCACGACCTTTAAGGAATCCTTCATTTGTTCTCTCAAATGGAATTGTCATCCACTGTGAATTGTCAATGTTATCAAAACGTTTCAAATCTTTTTTAAGTTCCATGACTTTATCCTTCTGACTAAATAAAAAAGGCAATCCTGGGGTATTAATCCAAGATTGCCTCTGTTTTCAGTCAGCCTATATAAATTAGTTATATTTTCTGTCCACTTCTCTGAGAGGTGGCTTTGTAGGCTCCGCTTTTAGTCTTATTTGTTTGTCAACTACCAAGTCAATGTGGTCGAGTGTAGGATTCATTTTTATTGTTACTGAACCATAATCTACACTTTCACATGCTTTTTTAATTTCGTTCAACTGATATTCATTCAACTTCATATTTAATTTATAAAACATAAATTAAAAAAAGTAAAGTTTTATTTTTTATAGTCGTTATAAAGTCTTTTTGTTTCTTTGAGAAGGAAAGATTCATCACAGTCCTGTTTCATTCCCCATTTTGTTATACAAGCCATTGCATACCCAGGGTTTTCATTTTTCGGTAATTCTCTTTCACTTACTTCCCCGTTATTATTTTTAATAACGTACCAAGTATCTTCATTTGAGTAAACCATTGTATTGTTATTATGGCATATTAAAGTCATAGAATCACCTCAATAATTATTATAAGATTCTTAATTTTAATTTTAATCCATGTATTCTATTTTGATTTTATACTTTTTCATTAAAGCTTCAAATTCTTTCCACTTTTTATGAGATTTGTATTTTTGTGGAACAATTATTTTTTCAACATCTCTTTTGAAATTTAATCCGCCCCAAGCTTGGAATTCAATATAAGGTCTATCATCAATCAATTTACCTTTTTCGCCAAATATACGATTAATATGTCTTATTGAATCCAATGGTTTGCGGTCATTACTTCTGAAATTAAACAATGTATTAATATCGGTGAAACTTTTATTCATATTCGAAGAATTATCCAAAGTAAAAGAAATTCTGTTTTTTATTGAGTTCTTTTTGAAGATAAAAATTGCATCGCCATATTCTTCTGCACCATCAGCCATCCAACCAGATAATTTATAATTTTTAATTTCTTCATTGGTAAGCATGTGGCCATAAATTGGTCTCAATTCTGAATTTATATATTTATCATTTTTCTTAAAAAATTTATCAGCATCTGGTGAAATTGTTTTTTCCCAATAATTTCTATAATCGAGATTTGATGAACCTCCACTTTTACCAGTTTCAAATAATGTTTTGAATCTAGGGTCTTTCAAAAACTCATCATTTAACAAATCACTCAAATCACTATTTCTTACAAACTGGCATTCTCTTATTGCCGCATTACATTTGTCACTTATTTCTTTAGTTATTTTCAGATAATAATTTTTTAATTCCGATTCGCTCATAGCTGTAACATCTTTTAATTCGATTCCGAAATTATCACAACATTTTCTCAAATTTCTATTTCCAACTCTGAAAAATTCTTCGAAACTTGATTTATTATCCAAATATTTATTTAATTCTTTAATGTCCCAATAATCTTGAGAAGGCTGCAAGAAATTATCTACAAATTCCTTACCAAATTCTTTTTTATAATCATCAAAATTTAATTCCACTCCCTGTTCAACACCTTCGTTAAATTGTGGTAAATCCTGAACATCTGGTAAATCAGAAGTAAGTTCATTCATAGGAACACCTTCCATTTCAGCTTCAAGTTCAGGATAAAAAGACAAAGCAACACAGCGGCACTGAATATCTTGCCCAGGGTGAAGGTCTACCGCTCCACTTGGTCTTGCAACCCATGTCTTTCCATTATCATAACTACAAACTGAAGCATCGTCCCATCTACAAAGTAAACCTTCCATTAATGCATGAGAATCTCTTACACGGTCATCATAAGCAGTACTCCAGACATATAAATCCAAACCGATTTCCTGCATCTGAGCTTCTGTGATATTTCCATTTAATTTTCCCATCTGGTCACGGGCTAATAATTTACAATGTTTTTCAGAAAGTCCTTCAGTGGCTTTCATTATTTCTTCTTTGAGTTTCTTTGGAGAAAGTCCATTGACAATAGCCTGTTCAGTTAATACATTTATTTGTTCAACATATTTCTTTGCATTAGAAGTTATCAGGGTGTAATTATTTTCAGCCCATGAACTTTTCATATCATCCCACCAAGGACTTGTTGTTGAAACGTTTACATGAATTCCTTTTTCAATAATCTTTTGAAATTCTTTATCTCCAAAGACCTTAGCTTCATCTGCAGTTTTTCCTAAAGCAGTTAAAATAACATTGTTGTTTGAATCTTCTGGTAAATCAGAAATATCTGGCATATAAATTGAAAGCCAGTTCTCAAGATTATAAATCATGTTTCTGAAAGATAGCCCAGGGATTGTATCAAGATGAAGGTCAGCTGAATCTCCTCTCAAAAGTGGCTCTAAATGTTCATTGATATATTTATTCACATAGTCAGTTAAAGGTTTGAAGAATCCTTTCAGCTGCCTAAAATACTTCATTTCCACTCCGTGTGGATAAGCTCTTTGAGAAGTTATATTTTTTGTAGGTTTCTTTCCACTTGTTTTGAAAAGAATCTTCATCAACTGTATTTCAGTTTCATTCTTGATTTTCATTTCTTTCTCAATGCTCCAAGCAATTTTTCTTTACTTCTGACAGTTACTTTTGCACCGTCCTGTTTGAACCCATTCTGCTCGAATACTATAACTGAATTATTCAATGTTCCAAGATAGATTGCGACATGGCCATATTTGTTTGTTTCTGTAGAATCCCAAATTAATGTATCACCTGGGACAAATCCTTTACTTTTTGGAAT